CGAATGGCGATTCTCGGATGACGCCCTTTGTCCACCTCGCTTCCCGCATAATGGACCAGAAGCGCCCCGCGCGGATGCCGGAGGCGGTAATCCCCCGGCTTGTCCGGGAAGCAGGCGATTTCAAGGCCGGTTATATACGTCTTCAAGCGGTCTGTAATGTGATTGACGATCTCGTGGGCGTACATCAGAACCCCTCCAGCGTTTCCCTGGTGAAGATCCTGCCCGGCACCGTGAATCCGGCGGAGGAAACGGCCGCGGGCGCGGCCTCCGCCTGAGCCGCGCCGATGGTGACCAGCCCTTTCGCGATGTTCTCCAGGAGCTTTATCGCGGCCTTGTATCTGTCTTTCCGCACCTCCGGGGGGTCGGTGTCCCGCCGGGAAAAGAGGTTGTAGATGGAGATATCGGCGGAGACCTTGCGGATCACGTCCGGAACCGGGGAAAAGGGGGTCTTGTACCGGCCGGCCACCCAGGCGTCTATCTCCGCGTCCGCGTCGGCGACGGCCTCGGCTACCACGGTGTCATCGATTGAGCCGGTAAGGGCGTCGTCGGTAAGGCTCGCGATAACCGCCTCCGGAAGTTGCTTCGTGATATCCGTCAGTGTGCAGTAGGCCATGTCCGTTACCCGTTATCCGTGTCCGTTTTCCTGCCCTTGCCCTTGACCGGCTCTTCCGCTATCTCCTCCACCATCAGCATCGGCTCGGCCTTCAGCGTCTCCAGCTCCTCTTTGCTGAACCGCCCGTCCGGGTAGCAGGCTTCCGCCGCCGGGTGGCTGATTCCGCAGCGGCGGAAGCCGTCCATCTTCGATTTGATCCGTATCACGGCGTCTTTCCTCCCCTTTGGAGTTCCGTGCAGACTGTGTACGCAGCCGCCGCCCCGGAATAGGACTTGAACGCCACGGTGTTCATATCTTTGTTGAGCCCGATGCAACCGCCGGTACCCGGCATGAAGGCCGTGTTAGCGCCCAGATGGCGCTTGACGCGCACGGCCTTGTTATCCGCGTCGGTTGCCTCCCAGCAGAGCTTGCTGTAACCGGCGACATTGACGGTTGCGATAGTCCCATTGGTGGTGGTCGTGGTAGTACACGCCGAAGCGGGCGGATACGGAGAGAATTCCTGAATCGCGTTTCCGTTGGGGTCCACCACCAGTTTCCCGGCGGGGACGGCATACGCGACAAACGCGGTGGAGATGATAACGGCCACACTGAGCAGCAGTAATAGATTCTTCATGGTTCCTCCTTGGCCTGTGCTTTCAACTTTTGGGCGGACGCCGTCCGCCCCTACGTTGATTCGGTACTGCCATCTTGAACGCACGGCCGAATAATCACGGCAGGTACGGGCACTCCAGCAGTTCGACCCGCTTGAAATTGGTGTTGCTCTCGCCGCCGTTGATGAGCTGCGCCTCGGTGATCTTCCGGCCCGCGCTGGCGTTGGTCGCGCCCACGACCATCAGTGTCGGCTTGATGCCAAGGGGTTGGCCGTTATCTTTCTTGAGAGCCATCATGCCGTCGTAGGCCGCCTCGAAATTGGCCGCATCCAGTTCGCTCTTGCTCCCGAACGCCATCTGCCAGAAGCCGAACCCGGCGTTGTCGCTGCAATCTATGCCGTAAAGGTACTCTTTGCGCATGAAAACGTTCTGGTCATTCTCAGCGTCCATGGCCACGAACTTCGGCTTTTTCCTCTGTTGATAAATGAGCGGGCGCAACGGGCGGCTGGTGTCCAGCAGATACCAGGGAGCGCCGCTGCCTGCCTGCATGTTGGAGACGCTGACCGTCTCCCCATCCACCAAAACAGGGTGATCCGTGTCGAAAAAATACTGCCCGTCGTAGCAATTGGTGGCGAAGCCGGCGGCCAGAAGCGCGAAGATAAGCTCGTCGGGATGTTTCGCGGCCGAGTCTCCCATCATCTGAAAAAGCGGGCTGTAGATTCCCACCTGGTCAGTTTCGACCTTGTCGCGGTCTACCCCCTGAGTCAGCTCGAACGACTTGTTCTTGATGGCGTAACCGTGCTGCTTGATGGAGTTGATAACGCGGTCCCCGATCCATTCGCGCATGGCGGGCACATCGCCCAGCCAGCCGTAATCCTCCTGGGCGGCGCTGGACGGAACCAGTGTCGCTATCTTGGGCCAGAGCGCCGGAACTCCGGTGAACCCGCTCTGGAACGCGGTGTTGAACGCCCTGTACAGGGCCTGAAGATTGGTGCTGTTGATATCCATATGAACGCTCCTTTTATGCTAGCTCTCTGTTTTAACCTCTCAGATCCACCCATACGCCGTGCGCGTCAACGTCAAAAACCCTGCCCGCCGCCGATTGGTTGGTGTCGGTGTGGGATACGGTCTGATCGTCCACGATGTAGCATTCCTTGCCGATGTCGGCCCTGGTGACCGGGTCGCCCGTAGAGTTCGCGAAGCGGAATATCCCCTTTTCGATCGGCACGGTCACGGCTCCGGCGCCGCCGCCGGAGTTGTCCACCTGCTCGCGGCAGCGGCCAACGCCCAGGATGGTCGTCGCCGTTGCGCCGGGAGTGGCGTTGCCGTCAGCGTCAACGGCCACGAGCGCCCCGGCAAAGAATTTTTTCGAGGCCGCGGCCGGGAGTTCTATCACGTCGCCGCTGCGGCGGGGGGTTGTACGGTCGGCTGTAAGCGCCATTTTTTACGCTCCTTTCATGCTGTTGTGCGTTACCCGATGTTGTTGGCTTTCTTGTAATCGTCCAGGCTCAGCCCCATCATGTCTACAACCTTCAACTCCTCGGCGTTCAGGGCCGCGCCTCCTTCATCCGCCCGCCTGCCGTCCAGGCCGCTGGCGCCGCCGATGACCGGGGCCGCCTTGGCGAATTCCTTGAAGCGTTCCAGGCCGCCTTCCATCCGGCACTGAGCGACGTGGTATTCCTTCGTCGCCGGTGTGATCTTGCCGTCTTTCAGCGCCTGGCCGATCTCGGCGTTGATGGCGGTCTCCAGCTGCTCGTCCCTGATCCGCTTCAGCTCGGTCTCGGCCGTGGTTGCGCGGTTCAGGGCGGTGTCGTAGTCCCCCCTGGGGACGAACCTGTCCAGGGGCGGGTTCTGGGCCTGGTTGAGGGCCGTGGCGTGCTCGGCCTTCATGGCGCCGATGCGGTTCAGGGCGTCCAGGAAGGTGGCGGTGGCCGGAAGCCCCAGCTCCGCCAGCAGTTTCGCGAGTTCCATTGTGGTCTCCTTTCCGTCTTGCTCGTGATTGAGCGCGTTGAGATGCAGATTGGGCTGGTTCGTGAGGCCGCAAGACGTGATGCGGAAGATGCGGCGCGTCTCCAGCTCGTAGCGGAACACTGGCGACAGATAGCGGTATTCCCTGTTCAGGACGGACTCGAGGCCCCTGGGCGTCCATTCCACCCGTCCCTCGATTGCGCCGTCTTCTCCCGCCCTCAGCTCCTTGATCCAGCCTGCGGCTGGCGCCGGTTCTCCGCCGGGGGCCTTCAGTTCGGTCGCGTGCTCCCAGTCGATGGGGATGTCCTTGCCGTCCACGGCGAACGCCTGGAGGATTATATCGGGCCGGTCGTTCACCCACTGGCGGCCGTCGCGGCCGGTGATGGTCCCGCCCGGCGGCAGGATGCCGATCCACTCCGGCGGCGCTGTGTCCTGGGCCAGCTCGAAATTGAGAGCCGCGCGGCCGGCGGCTGTGTCGATGGCGCTTGTTTTCACCCCTTCCTCCTGTCTTTCGGCGGATTCTGAAGCAATATCAGTAGTTTGAATAGTAAAGGGTTTTATAAAACCCGTTGTCCGTGTCCGTTAAAACCCGCCCTCCGCCGTTACGGACACGGACACGGACAACGGACACGGCTTCCACCGGACATGCCCTCATCCGGAACCATCTTTAAACCGTCTTTAAATTTGCGCGTGCTGGCCTGGAATCGCGAAGGGGTACACTTGCCCGGCCCCGCGAATCAAAACGCCTCAGAAGGCGAATCCGGCGTTTTGCGGTTTTTACCCGGCAAGATGGTCTTCCAGGGTTCTGACGATCGACTTTATGTCCGCATCCTGGACCATGAGAAACGGCCTCGCCGGGACAAGGCTCCCCGGATGCCTCACCCGCTTGCGGAACCCGATGCCGGGTATTGAAAGCGCCTTTGCCTTTTTCGGGACGATATCGTGAGGCCGCGTCTTGCCGCCCAGGTGGAGTATCCTCGCATACTTGACATTCGTTCCGACGGTGACCCGGCTCCGCTCGGCCCTGGCCGTGATGGAGTCTCTCAGCTGTCCGGTGTCGGACAGGGTCTGTCCGCCGCCCAAGAGAACACGCCTGGAGGGCTCCCATTTCGAGGGCCTGCCCTGTTCCTCGAAGTTGCGCTTGACCGAGAGCTTGACAATCTCCCCGATTTCCGCCATGACCGGAGTCATGTCCCTCGCCCTGGACAGGAGGCGTTCGAGCCGCTCCTTGACCGCCTGATCGTCAACGGTGATGGTTAATGTGTCCGCCATTTGCGTTTCCTCGCGTTTATGGTATTGTGTGATCCTGATTGCGGGAGCGTCCGGAAAAGGGGAGGCCCACTCCGCCTAACTATCCGGCCGCGCCGGTCCGTGGGTCGTTCCGGCCTTGTCCCCGTTTATAGAGCAGAACACCCTTTCTCTGTTTGTTCACATACGCGATGTCCGATTCCCCGCCTTTTCCCGGCAGGAACGAAGTCACCCCCCGCAACACTCCGCCCTCCACCTCGAACACGGCAAGACCGCCGATCCTGTTTTTCTCCTCATCCTTCCAGAGAGCGACATACCTTTTCGCCAGGCGTACCCGCCCCGCCTCGTTGACCTGGGGGGTGAGCCAGATCTCGAACGGCTCCAGGATCATCTCTTTCAAAAGCGGGATGCTCTCGCCGTGGCCCAGCTTCTCGAACTTCCATACCTCGGGCTGCCCCGCTTCCTTGAATACCTGGAACGAGCGGCGCGATATCATGACCGGGTCATTTATCGGGTCGGCCACCATGGTGCTCTCGCCGTAGAGCTTCTCAAACTCTTTCTTGTAAAATTCGTCGCCCATTTTCGCGGGAAGAGGCGCGGCCTTCATCTTCGGGATATCCGCGGGCCGGATGTTCGAGAGTGACCTTCTCCCGTAGTCCGCGGCGGTCTTCAGGTTGTCCATGTCCTTGAACACTCCTTGCGGACCCTCGATTCCGTATCCGCCCAGGGCGTTTTTCCCCACATGGAAATCCCACCCCGGATCGGGCATGAGAAGGCGGCCGGGGAGCCTG